TTATCACATCTCATACAGTTCCTCACTTTCTTTTCTTTCTTTGATTTAGGTTTTGAATAATTGTAATAGTCTGGCCACTCAAACTTTTCTTTTGTCATTCTTTTTTATCTCCCTAACAGATGTCAACCACATGTTTTCAAAAGCTCTAATACTTTTTCTTACGTTTGCTTCTGTTATTGGTTTTCCTTTTATTTTGTCATAAATAAATTCTGACATCAAAATAATTAGTTGGTCAGAAAACATTTGTTTCATTAAAAAGCCTTTCTATTTCTTGTTCATTAAAATACTTTAAATCATCTTGAAGCATCTTTACTTTTGTAGGCATATAATATCTTAACTTATTACTTATGTCAAACGCTTTGGTCGTTGCATCTCTGTCAAGTGCAACTATAACTTCCTTGTATTTTTTTCTAATAACAGGAATAAAAGTATCTGGTAAACTTGTACCCATCAAAGCAACACCAGAATACAAATGTGATACAGCACATGCACTAGCACAGTCTTCAACCAGGATTGCCTTGTCTTTGTTTCCACAAATAAAAGGATACGTTTTATCGCCGTAAATATACCACTTAGGATACACGTTAGAGTTTAAACCTCTGCCTATTGCACCTCGTAGCTTTTCCTTTTCTTTGATTAGAAAAACTATTCTATGTTGCTTTACATCATACATGAAACTTACTTTTCCTTTTTCTTTGGCTTTGATGCAGTTATTTTTCTTTAGGTATTCTACACACTTTGGTTCTGAATGTATTGATATAAAACTAGATGGCAATGTAAATGGCTTTTCCTTTTCTTTTCTTTTGGCTACTACGGTTTCGTATACTTGTTGCATTGTAACTTCATCTTGATGTTTGCCTTTAGCTGAACAAGACGCATGAAAACAATACCACATTAAATCTGCGTTATTCTTTTTTATTGTAAGAGTATTTGTATTATGACAGAATGGGCAATCCATTCTTGTATCTACATCTGTATTGGGAATTAAATTTTTTATAATTAATAATTGTTGTGAATAGTTCATGCGGTCTGTATACACTAGACCAAAAAAAAAGTCAAGGCTGTGAAAGGTTCAGCCTTGACTCGTAAAATCAGTAAAGCCCGAGTTTATAACCATACGCTAGCTATGGTCAGCTAGTCAATGTCTATCCAAATAGGACACGTTATCATTGACAAAGCCTAATTATGACGCTTCTTTACTGAAACTTAAAGGGGGTAGTGTTGAAC